CAGCAAATAGTGCAACTGCAGCGGCTAGCTCACAAACAGGTGCGGCTAACAGTGCTACAACTGCTAGTACACAAGCTAACACAGCAACACAACAAGCTAACAGTGCAACAACAAATGCCTCTTTAGCAAACACTGCTAAAACAGCTGCAGAAGCAGCAAGAGATGCGGCAGTGGTATCTAAAAATGCAGCTGCAAGTTCAGCAACAACATCAGGTAATAGTGCAACTGCAAGTGCTAACAGTGCTACTGCTAGTGCAAATAGTGCTACCACTAGTACAAATAGTAAAACTGCAAGTGGTAATAGCGCAACTGCAAGTGCTAACAGTGCAACAGCATCTGGTAACAGTGCAACAGCATCTGGTAACAGTGCAAGCACAGCAAGTGGACATGCAGGTACTGCAGGAACACAAGCAACTAAATCACAGAACTACGCTATAAAAGTAAACGGAGCTATCACAGGATCTGAATACTCATCTAAAGCTTGGGCTATAGGTGGTACAGGTGTGGATGGTGCTTCTGGTGGAGGCTCGGCTAAAGACTGGGCAACAGACACAAGTAACACAGCAGATAATGCAGAGTACAGTGCCAAAGAATATGCTGTTGGTGCTCAAAGACGAGGACAAGCAAACGGTGGGTCTTCTAAAGATTGGGCTAGCTTTGTAAGTGGCACTAGTAAAGTAGATAATGTTTACAAGTCAGCAAGAGCTTATGCAATAGATGCAGCAAATTCAGTGGGTAACTTTAACGAGTTATACTATGGATCGTATGCAAGTGATCTTTTAGCAGTACAGGCACACGTTGCCTTAGGTAAAACAGTTGCAGTTGGTGATCTATACTACAACACAAATGCTAGTGCAGTAAAATACTGTCAAGTAGTACCTAGTGGCGGTGATGCGGATGGCACATGGGGTGTTATTCAAGCAACAGATGTTAGTAGCTTTGCAACAAAAGGCTTTGGCATAGCAATGTCAATTGCTTTATAGGAGAATATAATGGCACAAAATTTTAGAAGATACGCAATGAAAGGGATCGGCACTTCAGCAGTAGCTATGTCTGCAAACTTTAATAGCTTCGATACAATTGTAGGTATTAACTTAGCAAATAGGGCAGCAACAGCTATCCAAGCTTCTGTTTATATACTTATTAATGGAGCTGCAGATAACGAAACAAATAGATACTACCTTATTAAAAACGCACCTATCCCTAGTGGAGGCACTCTACAAGTCTTAGACGGTGGAGCTAAGTTTGTCGTACAATCATTAGATAGAATGTGGATTCTTTCAGACACTGCAAGTTCAATAGACTCTTGGGTTTCTGCAGTCGATGACATAAGCACATAGGAGATTTAAATGGGATACGTAGGTAATCAAAGTAATAGCTCTTTCAGTAACATGATTAAGCAAACAATAACTGGTAACGGTGGAACGAATTACACGTTAACACATGCAGTGGCTAACTCAAATGAGCTAGAGGTATTTGTTAATAACGTGAGACAAGAACCTGGATCTGGTAAGGCTTACACTGCAAGTGGATTAAACTTAGTGATGACAGGTAACGTTGCAAACTCAGATAACTTTTATGTTATCTTTGTTGGAAAAGCTTTACAGTCAAGTGTACCACCACCTAACTCTATTACATCAGCTATGATGACAGGGTCTGCAGGTGTAGGGTCATTTCTAGGAGATGCAGGTACAGCACTTGGAAATATAATAAGAGTACATGAGAAAGAATTAAACAGTAGTGTTACAGTCGCAGGATCAACTAATGGAGTTGCCGCTGGACCTTTAACAATAGCCAATGGTGTTGTCTTAACAATAGCTAATGGTGCAACTTTAGCGGTGGTGTAGTATGAGTGTAGTCAGAGTCAATCAAATACAAGACACAAGTACAAATGTCGCAGCAAACATTAGTGGTGGTGTAGTCACATTTACTAACACACCTTTAGGTATTACACCTCCTGCAATTGTAAAATTAGTTACATTAAATCTTTCAAATGCAGCAGATGCAACTATTAGCTCAACTTATATTAATTCTACTTACGATACATACAAATTTATATATGACTTTTTACCTACTCTTGATAGTGCTGAGTTATATACTAGAGCAATAGTCGGTGGTTCAGAAGATACTGGAAATAATTATGGATTTGAAACTCTTCCTTTAGATGGGGGTAGTACTAGACAAAATGATTCTACAAATGTCATGGCTGTACATAATAAATACCAGATCGGAAATGGAGCTGGAGAAGGTATATCTGGAGAGTTCACTTTATTTAATGTTAACTCAACTACAAGAGCTGCATGTATATCAGGTCATTCAACTGCTTTTACAAGTACTCCAGTTCCTAGTCAAAACGTATTTGGTGGTTCTTATAAATCTGACCAAAGAGCCAAAGTTCTTAATGGACTAAGACTTTTTATGGAAACATCTAGTGATGTATCAAATATAGCAAGTGGATTTATAACAGTCTATGGAGTAGTAAAATGAGTATAATTAGAACAAATCAAATTACAGATACTTCTGGTAATGGCACTCCTAGTTTTCCTAATGGAATACCTGCTGGAACAAGTGGCGTTGGTAAAGTATTGCAAGTAGCAACAGTTACTAGTGATAATGATACAACATTACCAACAGGAGTTAGCTACTTTATTCCTGGAAATGCAACCCCTACAATTTCTCAAGGACATACGTTGTTACAACAATCAGTTACACCAAAGTCATCAACTAGTGTTATTATAGCACAAGCAAGATTATACTTTTGTGAGCCAGTTAATTCTGACACTGGTGGACACGCAACTATGTTTAAAGACACTGGTCTTATAGGTTTTATTGGAAATCAGTTATTCGTCTATTCTCAATTTGACGGTGCACAGTATCAAACAGCAATAGGTGATATGCAATCAGTTACTTCAGGGCATACTGCTGGAACTCCAGTAATTTTTAGATGTAATGTAGGAAGCTATAACACAAGTACTTCAGCTAGTGTAAGAGTTAACAATGGAGCTGGAGGTTCTGGTCTTCAAAAAACTTCTTTTGCAATTCCAAGTTCACTTATTCTTTGGGAGGTAGGAGCATGAGTACATTAAAAGTATCCAATATACAGGATATAGCTAACACTGCCGCTATGAGTATCTCTAGTGGCGTAGTAAATTTTAGTAATAAACCTACTGGAACTGGATTAGGCTTAGTAAGAGCAACAGAAGTAGATACTACTAGTGGAGTAGTTATAGACTTTACTGGAATACCAGCAGGAACAAAATTTATAAAGCTTATTGGTGCTGGGATTAGCCATAATGCTGCATCAACTGGAGTACCTAGTAGTTATAATATGGTTCAAATAGGAGATTCTGGAGGCTTTGAAACGTCTGGATATACTGGTTCTTTCTTTGAACAAAATTCTAATGGTAGTGATGGTTCTTGTAGAGACATGACAAATAGTTCTAATGGTACAGGCGGAAATGGTTGGGCAGTAACTAAAGCTACTGCTGCAAGTTCCCTTATGAATATAACAGTAGACATGAGATTAATAGATGAAGATACTTTTACTTGGGCTTATTCTTTTATAAGTTCTTTTAATGGAACAGGTGTTGAACTAGGAGCAGGGGCTAAATCATTAAGTTCAGAATTAACACAAGTAAGATTCACTACTAAAGGTGGAAACAATACTTATGATGCTGGCAAGATGACTATACAATATGAATAGGAGTAAATATGTCTAAAGTAATAGAAATAAATGTTCAAACAGGAGAAAAAGTAACTCGTGATTTAACAGATAAAGAAAAGCAATTTGTAATAGATTCTATTCCTACTGCTAGTGATAAATTAATTGTATTAAGAGAAGAAAGAAATATGCTCTTAAAAGAAACAGATTGGATGTCAGCATCAGATTTAACAATGACTGATAATTGGAAAATATATAGACAAGCACTTAGAAATATAACTAAAACATATCAATCAATGGATGCAGATGGTTTTGTATTCCCAACTAAACCTACGGAGTAGAGCATGGCATTAAGTAAAATATTTATAGACTGGCAAGCTAGTATTATAACTGGTACAGCTTTAGCTGCTTCTGCAGGAAAAGGTTATTGGATTAATACAACTTCAAACTCTTGTGTAGTCACACTCCCTTCTGCGGCTAGTGTTGGGGATTCAATTGCATTAGTCGATTACGCAGGAACTTTTGCCACTAATAAAATTACATTATTATCTAGTTTAAAAATAGAAGGTAGTACTAGTAATAAAGATATAACAACAAATAGAGAAGGCGTAACTATAACTTACGCAGATGCCACTCAAGGTTGGGTTGCAACATCTGGGGTAAATTCAGGTACTCAAGCATTAGACCCACCTACTACCGAAATAAATTTTTTAGTTATAGCTGGTGGTGGCAGTGGCGGTCAATATAGCGGTGGAGCTGCAGGT